TTCATCGGCATTGTTTCCAAATCCAGAACCATCTTTAATTCCTAAAAGTAATGGAGATATAACTCGATGTGCTACCATTATTTTACGCATACTTTCGTCAGATAGGAATTGATACTGATTATGAGCATCAGATAGCTGAACTGGTGTAATAGTTGCTCCGTAGTTATTTGAATCGTTAAATGATAAGATAAACCTACCAGCATTCGAAGTACCGCTAAATTTTTGGGCAATACTTCTTTCAATTTCTCTCTGTTCTGTTTCGGTAGGTGTACCATTATTAAAATTGATTAACATACTTGGTGCTAATCCATTTAAGATATTATTTAAGTGGTAATTTGATATTTCTTCTTCTAGTTCACAATATTGTAAACCTCCTTGATAATCTACTGGAGAATAATAATAAAATCCAGTCTTATAAGGTTTTACATATAATATCTCTTCAGATTCTTTACTTGTTCCAAATGCTGGAATAGGTAAAGGTTTATTAAGTGAATTTACTTTACCCCAATCATCTGAATAATAATAAAATTCAACATCTCCATCATCATTACATTTACCACTTCTTAAGGTTTCTATTGGAAAATGGTTGCATTTTACTATTCTGCTTCTATCAACTGAATATACAACTTGTATTGCACAATTTCCCATAGATTTCAAATCATAACATAATCTTTCGACAACATCATCATTGAATAATAGCATTGCTTGTGCGTAGTCCTCTGGCTTTAATAAAGAATCAGTAGCATCAATACCACGACCGAAAATCATTTGACTAATTCCGTTTATAATTGCTGAATTGGTAGGACTTCCGTTAATTCTGTCTTGTAGAAATTCAAAGTAATTATTATCATCTCCATAAGCAACCCAGTCTTGATTTCTAACTTCGGTTACTTTTGGCGATGTATATGTTGCAAGGTTTACAACTCCAATACCAGCATTTTTAGTTGGTTCTTCTTTTCTTAAAGGATTTATTTTTTTTATATTTCTCATATTGTAATATAATCGTTATTGTCCATATATGGCAATGTATATTTGTCTTTATTGATTGAATAACTACCTATTGGTTGTGTTGTACAAAAAACTCTGTCTTTATAAATTACTTCATTAGTTGTTCCAAATCTAACAATCAAATTATAAAATTTATTTTCTTGTAAAAAGTCTAAATTAGGACTTCCAATAATTAACGTATCATAACTTTCAATTCTTGTTAAAGATACTTTTATAAAAACTTCTTTTGTTGTTTCGTCTGTAAAGTATAGATTAATAGGATGATTAGTCCCATCAGTTATTCTCGTAGGAATAATTGGAAAGTCTTGACTAAGATTTGTGTTTAATACTATCATACTGTTATAACGTTTGTTTTCATGTTTTTGCAAAAAAAAAAGACATTGAAATTAATCAATGCCTTTCCGACCGAGGACACCTCAATCCAATCACTCGCTAAAGTGTAATATTAAACTGGTGTTATTTGTGTTGGTGTTGCACCGCCAGCAATTTTAGTAGTTACCAAAGATGCAGTAATAAATTGAGCCATCAACGGTTCTTGTCCAGTGATTGTCAAAGTATATCCGTTTAAATCTCCTAATGCTACTCCAGTTGATATAGAACCAGTAACGTTCGTACCTCTTGTCATTCCTACTGATAAGTAGTTTCCATTGTTATCAAGTATAAATGCGTGTGGTCTTGAAGAAATAACTTTTTGCAATTCAACTTGAGTCAAAGGGTCTAATTTAGTCAAAACAACCGTTAATGCTTGTTCGTAAAAACTTGTTCCATTTTCATCACTTGAATTGATTGTTTGCTCTAATCCCGAAGCCGATTTAACATCGTATTGGTATAGAGTATATGCAGTACCAGCAAATGCAGTAACATAACCGGTTGAACCGATAGTTGCTGCACCTAATGTACCATAATCTGCGAAGTAAATTGTCTTAATACCACCTACGGCATCTTTACAAGCTAATTTACGTCCGGTTGTCATTAAACAAGCCATAAGTATATATTTTTTAAATTAATAGTTAAAAAGGGCGTTTCCGCCCCTTTAAATTTATGCAGAATAAACTACTGAATCAGAACCGAATCCAACTTGAAGTCCTTGTGTCCATCTCATTACGAAACGTACATTTTTAGAACCATCAATATCAGCCATATCAATTAATTTTACAAGGTTTTGGTCGTCAAGTAAACCAGTGCCAAAATACAAGTTGTCAACTGCTGACAATACCATAGCACTTCCGTTATTTGCGTTCAATCCGTTAGCAACGAATACCGGCACACCATCGAATGATAATGCAGTACCTCCGTTGTACCAAGTTGTTCCTTGAGCGTTGATACCATTTGCTCCAATGTTAGTAGCATAACCACCTAAAGCAGCTACGTAATCTTTTGCTACTTTTTGAGATACGAATAATTTCAAATCTTCTTTTCCATAGATACCAGCTGGACAAGCCGTAACCATTTTACGCATTTCAGCAATAACGTTTGTAGCATCAATCGTAGTAGGTGTAACCAAAGTTGCTCCATCTGCTTTTAATAAAGCTGGAAAACCAGTTGTAAAGTTCCACAAGTATTGTTCTGTACTCAATGCAACATCTTTCAAGATTTTACCGATAAAGAAATCAGAAAATTTAGTTGGCAATACATCGAATGCTGAATAACCCATTTGAACTGCATCCCAATCAGATTGGAAAGGAGTTTTGCAAAGTTGTAAGTTAACTTGTTTTTCAGATACGGTTAATACTTTCTCTGCTAAAGTTACAATTCCAGAATCATCAAAATCACAAGTAGCATCTTGAATTAAGTTAGAAGTAGACAAAGTTTTTACAACCTCTTTAAATTTCACATTTGGTCTTACAGTTACACCACCATTTGCGATTGTGTTAGCTGATAAAATAGCAGCGTTAATATAGTTACCAGCGAATTCGCCAGCGTAAGTAGTACTGATATTATTTACCGTAGATAATTTTGTATTTCTCATTTTGTTATATTTTTTTTATAATTAATTATTATGCTTCTGATGCCCAAACTCCTTGTCCACCTTGAATGTACCACGCTCCTAATGCTACTGCTTTAATAGTAACGTAATCTCCTTTTTTAGAAGTCGCTTTTGTGTTAATCCAGTCTTTGTTTACTACTCCACCAGCTCTATTCATAGATGCAGTTGAACCAGTTACGAAAGGGAATCCACCAATAAAAGCATCGGTAGCAGCTGGAGATAAAGTGATGATGTTATTAGCATCTGCTCCAGTATTACGGAATGTTAATTCAAGTCCGATATTGTCAGCAGAAATTGTTGGTAAAGTGATTACTAAAGCATCTGTTGCGATGTTATAATCTCTTGAAGAGTTACCCTCTAATAATGTTTGAGTAGTCGTTAATGTTGCTTGTGGTCTACGCTCTCTTACTACTTGATTTGAAATGTTATTTGCCATTTTGTTTTATTTTTATTGTTTATTATTTTGATAATTGTGCGAAAATGCGAGCTTGTACGTCATTTGATGCTACTTCTACTTTTGCAGTGTTTTTTAATTCAGTTGGTTTATGAACTGTGTGTTTACTTGCAGTTGCAGATAATTGCTCTTTCATAGCAGTTTGACCACCAGATAAAGCATCTATTTTAGCTTGTAACTCATCCAATTTTGGTTGTATAGCATCTACCAAAGCAGTTAAGATTTCTTCTAATGTAGCTGGAACTTCTGCCATTTCTACTTCTCCAGCTTCTGCAACCGGTGTAGCAATTTCTCCAATAATCCCGATTTCATATACTTCTAAAGTATTTCCATCATTCATTAAATAAGTTCCAATTTCTAATGGCATTTTATTTTCTCCATCAATTGCAAAGATAGGTTGTCCTACTTCAAAGCTATCAGCTTCTACGACAGTACCATTATCTAAGGTCATTTGTTCCAACTTTACGTTTCTACCTAGCAAAGCATTGATTTTACTTAAAATTTCTGTGTTTTTCATATTTATAAATTTTATTAATATAACGATTTTGTTATTTTTTTTGCATTTTAAGGCATTATTTTTTTTAAGTAACCAAATAGATATAAATATAATTTTGATTGCTTAAAATCAATGTATGCATTAATTAGCGTATATCTTGTTCTTCTGTCCACATAGAATAATCTCCATCAAGAGGAACGTAAATTTCTTTTGTTCTTACTTCTGGCTCTTGGTCGTAATTTACTAATTCCATTCCAGTTTCTGCCGTTATATGGATGTAATATCCATCTATTGTTTCTATTATCATATTTATTTATTTATGCAATTGTCCATCCTTTTAAAGTCGCTATTAGTCTTTCTCCAGCAGTTAATCCAGCATATCCGGGATTTGTTGAAACGGTTATTGTTTGCGCTCCTGAAGCTGTACCTAAATTATTAAATATCGTTACTATATTAGCTTGACTTAAAGCCATATTACTATATGAATGACCTCTTGTAGGATTAATTACTCCACTTTTAGCAAGTGTTGTATTGTTAGCTAACCACGATGTAAATACAGTACAAACTGGCAAACTTAAAGCCGGCAATTCTCTCAAAGCATAACAGTTACTAAATGTTGAATTTACCGTTGTTACGTTAGCTGTATTAAGTGCTGGTATGTATATCATATTTTGAGCACTACTAAACATTGAACTTAAATTAGTAGCTGAAACCGTATTTAATAATGGTATCTCCATAATTGATTGACATCCATTAAACATATTGGTAAAGTTTTGTCCGGCACTTGTATTTATAATTGGAATACTTGTTAAAGCTACACAGTTTTGAAACATTCCAGTAAAATTAGTTACATTGGTAGTTACCATCATTCCTATCGTTACTAATGAATAACAATTGAAAAACAATTGAGTTGCATCAGTTCCTAAAGTTATTGCCGGAACCGTTACCAAAGAATAACATCCACCAAACATTTGAGTAACAGTAGTACAAGCCGATAAGTTAAAAGCTGGTACACTTTGAATATTAAAGCAGTTATTAAACATCGTAGTAGTATTCGTAGCTGAACTCATATCAAATAAATTGACATCCTCCAATGCGTAGCAGTTAGAAAACATTGAGTTAAATGCAGTACATCCAGTTGTTTCTGCTGGCTCAATATAAACTGATTTTAAGTTATATAAATTCGTAAATAAATTTTGTGGATTCTGACCTCCAGTTTCTCGAATAGTTATTTTTTCAAGTCTTGCATATCTTATTATATTTGCAGATGCTCCGTAAGTTGGTAGTGCAAATGGTGTTCTAATATCAAACTCTAACCATCCCGGAGCAAATGATTTTCCAATTGTGGCATTAGTAACTCCTAAAGTAACTGTAGTTAGATTCTGTCCCGATTGAGGTGTTATTCTTACTAAAGCTTGACGAAAACCTTTACTTGTTAATGTTCCAGAACTCAAAGATGCAAAAGTATGTTGATATGATGCAGTTACTCCAGTAGCGTAATTTGTTACTGTTCCATCTCCCCAATCTACTGTGTAAGCACCAGCACACGTAAGAGCCACGTAATTAGAACCATCATCATAAACTGCCATTAATCCTATAACCTCTTGCGTTCCCGGAGTTGGAATTGTAAGCCAATCTGATGGTCTTGTCCAGCTTGTTGTTGCAGTTGCTCCTCCAATTGGTAATTTAAAAGTTCCTATTGCCATTATTTGAATATATTAAAAGTTACAATTATACTACCGGTTGGTAAATTAGTAGCGTATAAAGTTACGGTTCCAGTTGCACTTAAAGTTGATGGCATTATATCAGCAGCTTTTACAACTGTTATGCTTGCACTTGATGGAATTACATCAACAATACTTGCAGAAGTTATAGCACCATTTGAGTAAACATAATTATATAATCCACTTACTAAAGTCCAACCCCCAGTAGTTAATGTTACTGGTGTTACTTGTGTTACTCCTATTTTACTATTTATTTGAGTTTGAATAGAACTCGTTGCGTCATTATAGGTATTTTGGTTTTCTGTTTGGTAACGTTTTCCAGTACTATCTGCTACATCAGCAGTAGTTAGAACTACATTTGCACTTAATGGTTTTGCATTAACCGTTCTTGCTGTAGGCACATATCCACTTAAATCTTGGTCGCCAGTATTATTTCCACTTAAAGTAGTAATTCCAAGTTTAGTTTTAATAGTAGAAGTAGTTTCATCTCCAGTATTTGTTCCACTTGTATTTCCTATTACAGTAACTTGTGCATCTGTTACATAGTTTTTATTTGTGCTGGCTGCAATATCTGCCGTTGTAACGCTTTTATTCTTCCATAAAGAAGTTGCATTATCATAAGACAATACTTGGTCGTTTATCGGTGTAGAAATTGCAACATCGTGAATTTCATCTAATTCATAACCGTTTTGAATACCGATTTCAATTTGCCCCAATGTAGGGTGTGAACGAGTTACTTTCCCAACGTAAACTAAATGTGTTGGTGCTAATATTTTTGATGCAGTATATGTTCCCGCAGTAACACCACTCAAATATAATTGGTCGCCCTCTGTAAATGATGATGTATTTAATCCGGTTAAATCTCCAATGATAACGCAGTATCCCAATCCATTATTTAAAATGTTAGATTGTAGCAATCCAAATGTTCTTGCACTTAAGGCATCAGTTGTTGCAAGTGCTTTTGATACCAATGGCTTATTTCCATTTGCTCCCGAAATATAAACTACCGTTCCTTTGGTCAAAGTTGCTCCAGTCATATTTTTAACTTCACGAACTAATGTACCAGCTTGCCCAGCAGTCGGAATATCCAAAGCAGTAATAAATGGATTTGTGCCATCAGCACCGTTATTAGTCAAGTTACTTGTTTGTGTTGGTATTGCTGGTTTATTCAATATTTGGGATACACCACTAGTTGCATTCCAATCACTATTTACTTGTGCTGATGGAATTGTGGGCTTATTTAATATTTGAGCATCCCCACTAGTTGCATTCCAATCTGCATTTACGTTTACTTCGGCTCCGGCTTGTATTCCGGTTAACTTAGTTTGCTCTAAAGTTGTATAATCATTTGTTGAAAGTCCTTTACCAGCTATTTTGTCAACCTTTAATGCTAATGCATCAAATACACCATTTGAACTAACTGCATTTGGACTGGCATCAGTTGGTATTGCATCTATTGTTATAGTTGCTAATGATGATTTTATCTGCGATATAGATACTTTTCTAGTTTGATTACCATTTACAATTGGCAATACATCTGTATCTTGTAGAGATTGTACTGCATCTAATGCTGATATTTTCTTATCCATTTTCTAATATTATTTTTGATTCATTTTCTTGAATTATTGCATTGTAATCTTCTTGAAGTAAATTAAATGTCTCTACGTATGCAACTCTGTTTATTACTCCTATTCCTTGTGCTTGTAATGAACCATCGCAACAATCTCTATCGTAAGTTCCATCCGGACATAAACATCCTCTTTTACCTCCTTTTGGACTTGTGTGACTTGGTGTTTTAAAGTTTTGAATTGCCATAATTATCAAATAAGGATTTAATTTCTAATAATTCCAACCCAGCTAATATCTCATTCTCAATTTCAGTATCTTCATCTATTTGTTTTGATAATGGAGTTGCTTTGTCTGCAAAATAACCCTCTATTGAGAATCCTTTTACTTTTCCAGTTTTGATAAAATCATTCCATATAACTTCGTTGTCAACTTTCATTGTTCCCATCCACGTTCCTACTGGTACGTTTAAATCATACAATTTACTTTTATCCTTTTCGGTATCTTCCACAATCCAACTTTCAACAAGTGTTAATCCGCTAATAGTTTCTAGATGTTCAAATGTTGCATTGGATTGATTTCCATTTTTAAAAAACATCTCCATACATTTACGAATGGTATCTTTAGAGAAAAAAATATTATACTCCCCATTTTCTTCATCTCGTCTGTAAATCAATTTATCCGGAACTAATAAAGCACCCATAATGATTTTCTTTTCCGAATCAACTTCTGCAAATTTATATTCCTTTGGTTCTTGCTTATTTAAGGCAATCCAGTTTTCTTCTATGGCTGGAAATTCAACGATTGATATTGCATCAATACCACTTAATTCCATTTCTTCATCTATTATTAATTCAATTGCTTTCATAGTCTTATAACGTTATTTAATTTAATTTTGTGTTTAAATTGTAGCACTCTTGATTATGTTTCTATCTAATGATTGTTGACTTGTAACATCATTCCCAACTACGTATGCCTTTATAGGTTCTTGATTTCTTTGTGCTATTGTTTGTGCAATTTGATTTGTACTGCTTGCTCCTACTACATTAAAACTTGGAGATGCCATTTGTGGAGTTGAAATACTTGGAGCAGAACTTCCACCAACACCACCTCCAGAACTTGAACCAGATAATGCTGATTTGGCTTTAGCCACGTTGGCTAAAATTTGTATTAATCCACTTGCGTAGAATATTGGTTTTGAAAATGGGTACGCTGGTCCAGTAGCTACCGCAGCCGCTTCTGAACCAGCCATTAATTTAGAGAATGCAGATGCAGTATCTATTCCTATCTGAACTAATGTTAATGCCTTTTGTGCTTGTTGTGCTTTTTTACCCTCTCCTAATATAACTGATGTCAAACTTGTCAAAGCATTAAAGCCAGCTTCAAGTAATATTTTTTTAGCATCTTCTCTGGCTTTTACTTGTGCTACTTCATCATCTCCTAATTTCTTTTGAGCATCTTTAGAATCTTTCATTATTTGCAATCTTTGACTTTCTGTCAATGTTTGGTCTTGTAATAAAATTGCTTCCCTATCTAATATCAATTGCTTTTTAGTTGCGAATGCTATGGCATCGTTTTCCAACTCTAAATTAATCAAAGCAACCTTTTCTTCATTTGCTTTTTTTGCTTTGTCTAATGCCAGTAATTTGTTTTGTTCTTCAAAAGTATTTTGCAATAAAACTCTTGCATTATTCTTTTCAGTTTCCGAAGCTGTCATTGCTGTCAAATCTACTTCTAATTGTTTCCTTGCACTTTCTTGTTGAAGTAATAATTTTTCTTCGTCTGTCTTGGCTAATAAAGTTTTCTTATCAAGTTCCAATTTAGTATTTAAAGCCAGTACCTTTTCTTGGTGTGACTTTTCTAATTCAATTTGCTTGGCTTGAAAATCTTTAATTATTAATTCTCTTGCTTTTGACTTTTCTGATTCAGAAAGTTTTACTAATGCAAGTTCCTCAAATGCTCGTTCCTTTTGTCTATCTAATGTTTGTTGTTCGGTTTTGTCTTTTAAGTTTTCTAAATCATCTTCATATTTCTTTTCAAGATTATTTAATGCTTGCTTTTGTTGTTCTCTTAATTGCTTAGCTTTCTCCCCATCTTGCTTTTCCTTTTCAAGTGCTTTCTTAGACGCTTCCTCTTTTGTTTCTCTTTCGGCAATAAGATTGTCTGCTACATCCATTCTTCTTTTATGATTGTTTGCAGATAAAGCCCCAGTAAGTTTATCAGCTTGTGCCAATGCTTTATCGTTAGCTTCTTTTCTTGCTTCAATACTTAAATCTTCATTATTTGATATTGAATTTAATAGCATATTATTATCAGCTATTGCCTTTTCAATTCTATTCTTTTCAGATAAATAAAACTCCTCATTCTTTTTGTCCATTTGGTCTTTAGTTTCTCCATTGACCTTGGCATATTTCATTTTCATTTCATTATCAAACTTTACTGATTCAGATGCTCTATCAAAAGCTTCAGCTTGTCTGTCCAAAGCACTTGTTAAATCGTCTGATGCTTTTTCAGATTTCTTTTCAGCAGAATACATTTCAGCTAACATAGTAATTAGTTCTCCTAACGCAATAACTAATATTCCGATACCGGTAGACATAATAGCACCTTTCATTGCTTTTAAAGACAAATTACTTAAATCAATACCTTTTGCAGCATTAATAAAAGCGTCGGACATTCCTCCAGTTGCTTGACTTAATTTTTGAGTTAACTGACCATTCTGTAATATTTGTTTTCCATAATCAGTAGTTTTTTCTTGTGTACTTTTTACCGCAGTATCAACCTTTTTAAATGACTTTTCTAAATTATCCATTCCAGCCGTTGCGGAGCCAGTGTCAACTTTTACTCTTACTTCTACTTCTTGTGCCATTGTATTTCTTTTAAAGGTTGAATTGCTTCTTTGAATGTTTCTGGTAATTTATTTTTACCCTTAGCGATGGCTATATATTTACTTCTGTGTTTAAAATCATATTTCAAACAATCTAAAATGTGCTTTATCATATCGTTCTTAAATCAGTTATTAATTCAAAACTTACCAATCCAGTTGTCAAATTGGTTGTCATTGTATTTATAATGTATCTTGTATCTCTTATAATCATCCTATCGTTTAATTTAATCGACGTTAATACGCTTGTTGGTAAGATAGTATCAATTTTAATTAATCGTGCCTTAGGACTAAATGTATTGCCTAAATAGTTTTCATAGTATTGATTATATAAACTTTTGTCGCAAAATAATCCACTAAATGTTGATTGTTGTACATTAAAATTTAAACTAAATGAATCAGTCAAAGTATAATTCTCTTGCCCAAATGGTCTATACATTTGATATGCAGTTCCAGAACCGGTTGGAGTTGTCGCCACATAAAATGTAACTCCTTGTGCTGACATATCTATCATATAAGAACCATCTAAAATAGAACCATACAATAAAATAGGTTTCGGAATATATGCTTGGTAATCTGTTTTTAAACAATAACCTACTTGTAATCTATAGTTTAAATTTGAAAAGTTTAAATCTTCAAACGGTAGTTTAATATTATATTCTTCTCCATCTGCTGGAGGAACTGGAGTATAAAAAAGTGAACCATACTCAATCCCATTTACAGAATTAAACCCAACATTAATTAATGATTCAGATTTTTGATATTCAAAGTTTATTTTCTTATATGTCTTTACCCTATTTAAATTTTTCTTATCTGAAAATACATATTGTGTTATGTCAAGATATCTTCCATTTAAATAATAATTTTCTAAAGTATCTAAATTATAATTAATACCATCTTCTGAAGTACAAGTAAGATTAAACATTTTTAATAGTCCACTAAAAAATTCTTCAATTTTTATTTCTGGAAAATAATATTTTAATGGCAAATAATAAGTTGGCATTGATTGACTTGTTCCACTTGAAGTATAGTATCTAAATTCTGTAAACCCTCCCGGAGTATCTTGAAAATCAATCCTACAAGCCATTTGTGATGTAAAACTCAAAGGTACTGCCGTATTTACATAGTATTCATAATAATCAGTTGTAGCTGAATTATCAAGTAAAGTTATTCCATAACCATATCCAATTCCCCCAGCAGTTGAAATCATTGCTGGACTTTCGTATAAAAAATTTCCATTCTTATAAGTTGATATTGTATATTCAACTCCAGCCGTTGCAGTTGTAATATGTATTACGGCTTCTCTTTGAGTGAAGTAATATGTTGTTCCACTTACCACAATGCTTGCCGTTCCGGCTCCTATGTACAATCTATCAGTAGTCAAATCAACATCAAATCCAGTTAGGTTAGGACTTGTTTCTGAAGTAAAGTTTATTTTTAATCCTTGTTTTTTTGGTTTAAATACATCAGCATTTTTCATCAACATAAATAAAGGTGTAAATCTAATGTCAGATAATATTGAACCAGTAAAATTAATTCCAAATTGACTTTCAATCATATTTAAAATTGAAGTAACTCTCAAAGCTGGAAACAATTCATTTGTTCTTATTGGATTTGCAGCATTATTAATATCATAACCACTTCCATATTGCCAAACATTTTTAGAAGTTACTAAAGGAAAAAATACATCTGGACAAGTTGGTGTACTTCCAGATATATTAGTTATTTTATCTAATACAAATTGTTGAGTATATGGAAAATTATAAGTAGTATCATTTAAATCTTTTAAAAACAATCCGGCAAATGTATCTTTTAAGTTACCCAGTGTTCCAATAAATGTAATTGAGTAATCTTGTGCTATGCCATTTAAAACATTACAAGATTCTAATTGTACCTTACCCTTACGGAATGGAATAGTATCTATTTCAATATAGGCATTTGCTTTTACTAATGTGCTGAAAAAATCATTGTTGGAATTATCATACCAATGCTTAAAGATTTTATTATTTTGAACCGAAGCTGGAATAGTAAACGTCTGACTAAAATCTGTAAAAGTTTTCGCAATGTCGTTAATATTCTGAACGGATGATACCACAGATATATTCTCGTCAGAAAACAAATCAATTCTATCGTATTCAAGCGTTGTTACATTTTGAACATATATTCCTACTACTATCATACTACATTATTTATTAAGTCATAAGCGTATTCAAATTCAATCTCATAATTTATATTCTTATTTTGTATGTAAGTCTTTAAATCACTCCCTTGTGTTTTTACTAAAACTGGTTTATAATCTAATAAAACCTTTTCTGACAATAATAAATCTTGGATTAATTCTGAATAGTTTTCATCAACCCAGCCAGTATTTAATTTGATTGTTTTCTTTCCATTTATGTTGAAAGTTTTAATCTGTCCTTTTAAAGTATTATAATTATAATCTTGTGGAGTTAATTTAAAATCAGTACCGGTACTTGATATAGAACTTTTTTGTGCTTTAAAGAAGTATAGAAATTCCCATCCACCATAACGATTTATAAATTGACATTTTACTGGTTCGTATTTACATTCATCAATTTGAAGAGTAGTAAATGAACGAGTAACCAATACGGCATTACTTACATCGTATATTTTTATCTCTACCGTTGTTGGATGAGTATCAGATACGGCATTAGTAATAAATAATGGAACTCTTTTCATTCCAGATGTTATAGGAAAATCATAAGATACTGGAGTACCACTTATTGTTGTTTTATAAAATACTTTTCCCGATGTTGCAGAACCGGATAAGTCAATATAAACATCTGCATAATTTACATTAAACTGATTTGTAATATCTGAACTTTTAATTCTTTTTTGAATTGTTGTATCTGTCAACATTGTGATATAAGGACTTGTAGCACTTGGATAAAACCTTAGACTATTTACGCCCTCTAAATAACCAGTATAACCATTTACACCTACAAATAATTCGTTAGAAATTAATGTATCTCCAGCCGTAGCAGTCCAATATGCTTTAATTCTAAAATTACAATACTCATATATCTCCTCGTTCTCATCTCCAAATTCAATTGGATAATCAAAAAAATCAGAAGCCGGAGCAATGTTATCAATAAATTCTTTTACATAATTTGATACGTTCCATCTCCCAGCTTTTTGAGTTGGACTTGCTGCTAATTTTGATAAAGAATAATAGCCACGTTGCCCAGCCGTTGGCTCTGAAAATCCTTGATTCCAAATAGTTAATATTATCTTTGTCCCAGTTTGAGTACTGCCATAAGTTCCGGCTACTTCTTTTACGAAAGGACTTCTTACTCTTATTAATTGGCTCATTTTTTAAAATTTGATTTAATAATAAAATCTACGGTACTCTTTACATCCAATCCAAATGCTTCTTGCAATTTCATTGGCATTGTTTTAATATTCTTTTCTACTGCTTTGGTTAAGAATGGAGTTGGCTCGATACCTTGTCTGTAAACACTCTCACGTATCGCATAAGGATTCAATCCTCTTTTGTTTGACCATTCTATAAAATGTTTCACACTTGGCTTTACGCCCTCTTTAAATGAATATGGACTGCCCTTACCTTTTTGTTTCCATATCTTTCCTTTATTATTTCTTCGATTGAAAGTACTTGTTTGTTTACGAACTCCACCAGCACCACGCACACCCTTTTCAACGAATGCACCGTAATATGATAAAGATATACCCAGCGTAATACTTCTTTTCATAAATACCGCACCGGTAGATTTAATGCTATTTTGCAATTGACCGGTATCAACTTTGCCAGATGATGCAAGGTTAGTTCTGGCATCGGATACTACTTGATTACCAAAGTCATTTAGTTCTTGTTGAAGATATTTTAAAGTTAACATACGTTTATTCCGTTTGGTATTGCTATTGATAAAGTTGTTTCAAATCCAGCAAGCATATTTTCCATTTCTTTATCTACGAAATCAGATTGTGGAGTTCCAATTAATTCCCAGCCATCTTGGTATATAGTTTGTTGTCTTAATCTTCCAATAAGTCTATTAATAACATAAAGTTGATTAGTCCAGATATAAACTAAATTATCATTTCCAAATATTTTATTCTCTGGCTCATCTTTTGATATCTCAACAATATCCAAATTGGTAATTGTAATTTCAAATACTAATGTATTTTCACTATTGGTTACATTGTTCAAAGTTATATCAGCTAATGGGAATATAGTTTGTTTAGGTAAATCAATTTCTGTCATTCTTCCCAGCGTAACTACATTACAAAATGGATTGGAAATTAACTCCGCTTCCATTGAATTAATAAGCCTATAAATTGATTCTACTCCGCTTGTGTTATTTGCCATTCCTTTGTATTTTTTTCAATTCGTTATTTTCTTTTCTTCTCTTTGAAATGTTATAGCACAACTTATATAAACAAGTATGTACATTCATTTTTAATATCGCTTCAAACTTTGTAAGGTCGTGACCAGCGAGTTCATCGACTGTTGTATACCAACCCCACTGTTCACTAAATTGGTCTGATTCTGAATTGTCAGCAGAGATTCCATTTCCAAATACTTCGCCATATAAGTCGTGCAGTCTATCCCTAAATTCCAAAAAAAAACCATTGAACCTACTACGGCATCCATAGGCATTTCTTTCAACGCATCGTGGTAAGTATCTCCTTTGTATTTTTCAATAAGATACTTTCCTTTAAACTCTTTTTTAATTGGTCTGTATAGAACTCCCATAGCAGTAACAATATTTTCCCAGTCGCCTATGTTACTATTTAAATCTAAAAACTCGGCATAAGTCATATCGTCAAGTTTTGGAATCCATCCAAAGGTTAAATCACCTACTTGAAATCTTTCAACCAAATCTGGCTCTTGTTTTAAAATCTCTCCAATCCTTTGTGCAATTTCACTTATAAATGAATACTCAATATTTAATGCTTCAATTCTTGTAAGTCCGCAGAATATCTCTACCATAATTACATCCAGCCATTTCTCCTCGTTTAACTTTGTTGCTTCTTCAACGGCTTTAAGGTATCTCAAATATTGTGATAATCTTATTTCTGCTAACGATGTTGGAACTATTATTTTCATAATTGTATAACGTATTAATATTTTGTTTGTGAGAAAATCAACTTATAGGTTTACTTTTTTATCTTTCGGACTATTCTTAATGTTTCTATTTGTCCTATGCAAATTGCATATCGTTGTTTCTGGTCTGGATAATCTGTAACCATTTTATTATCTCCCATACATCTATTGATAAATTCATTTGAAGTTTCGCTACTTTCTTTTTTTGGTATTGGCATTTGTTTTTAATTTAAATTAATAATTATCTTACTGCATACTTTCCGTAGTTCGGTCTTGCCAGCTTATCGTATAAAGCGTAACGCACCGCATCAATTGTGTGATTGAATAAATCTGTTGGCTCATTTTGCACTATTCCATTTTTATCTTCTTTCCATTTGTAATTCCTAAACTCTTTTATCATATTCAAGGAATCCTTTGTAATGTTAATCCGATATCGTTTCATCATATCAATTCCGATGTTCACACTACCTTGACCTTTGGTTGCTGGTTTAATATTCCAACCCATACGATAAAGTTCCTCGATTGATTTTGGTTCGGCACTATCTGCAAAGATTTCTTTTCTTTCAATGCCAAATGATTTTAAATGACTATCAATATCCCTATTGGTCAACCCAGTTTTAAACAACAATTCTTTTAAATATAAATCATCTCCTTGTTTCCATACTTCTACTAATGTGGTTGGGTCATTTGTAAAGCCAAAGTCCATTCCGTAAGATAAAAACTCTGCTGTATCTGGAATGTCAACACAATCTTTAAATCTAAATATTATTGACTTACTTGCTCCTACTTCTCCTAATCCGTAAACTCTCCAGTAATTCTCATCAATATCTTTTAGCCGTTCAATTTCTTTTATTGTTTCATATTCTAAGAATGGATTGTCCAGATAGTTTGTAATATAAAAGTCTGAATCATCTCTTGGCTTTATTTTATCATAAATGAAATGAAACTCATCAGAGGGATTATAGTCTAAAATTATCTTTCCAGTAGTACGGAATACTAATTGTTGCCAGTCCTCAAAGTATATCTCATTCGCTTCGTTAATGTATAGCATATCTCTTTTACGACCTCTTAATTTTTGTGGCTGGTCTAAAGATATAAATTCAATTAAGTTTCCATTAAGGATGTATTCTGAATTAGATTTGTTATGATATTGTTCATCGTATAAATCATAAGTTCTTAATATCTCAAAGAAATCTCTCATACAACTGGCACGTAAAGCCGGATAAGTTTTACGGCATATAGTTATAGTTAAACCTTTGTTTTCTGTTGTGAACTGAAATATAATCCACATTAAAATATTATAGGTCTTACCACTTCTTGTTCCACCTTGCTCAATCGTAATTCTTTTATTACTTTCGGCAAGATGTTCAAATACTATATTAGTTTTTATTCTTTTCTTTTCTTCCAATGATTTCAATTTCAAATTGTTTTACCTCGTGTTTATTTTCTGATTCAACAAATTGCATAGATAATTTTTTTCTATCTTCATCTTCACATAAGACTTTGAATGCTGATATTTGTAAAGTTGCATTGTCTGAACCTACCCATTTATTTAGCATATAAGATATTGCTTTATTCTTATTAGTTTGTATAGCTTCTTTAATACTTTCCGATTTTTCTAATTCAAGATTATAAAATTGTGCCGAACCTAAGTCAGTATAATGCTGAAAGATATGTTGTATCTTCATTATCTTGTGCTTTACTATTACATCAAGTATTTCTGTTTCGTGTTGCTCTTTTGTTTTTCCCATTTTAATTATATTTTTCTTGTCCTATTGGTACAAATAGTTTTTCGTCTGGTTGATTGTTATGTTTTTGAACTCCTCCTTGTAAGGTGCTCTTTTGAGTAAATGAAAGTAATATTTCAAAATCATCTGGAGCATTATATTCTGATATATAAATTTTATTGCTCTTTGATATTTCTCTTACCCAATTCCAAAACTCTTTATGATTAAATGCTCCCTCTTTATATTCTGCCGTTCCTTGATATGGAGGGTCACAGTATATTATTGCATCTTTTGGTATTTCTACTTCATTATAATTATTGCTATAAATTTCCAGTCGTTCCAGTTGTTGCAGTCGTTCCAGTTGTTGCAGTTGTTGCAGTTGTTGCAGTTGTTCCAGTCGTTGCAGTTGTTCCAGTTGTTGCAGTCGTTCCAGTTGTTGCAGTTGTTGCAGTTGTTGCAGTTGTTCCAGTCGTTGCAGTTGTTGCAGTTGTTCCAGTCGTTCCAGTTGTTGCAGTCGTTCCAGTTGTTCCAGTTGTTCCAGTTGTTGCAGTTGTTCCAGTTCTAAAATTCTATTCTTTAAAACTTTTGCGACTTTACCTAAAGCAATTCTTCTCTTATGCCAATCAGTTTGTTTTAGTATTCCATCGATATATTTTTGTGGAATATTAGGTAATAATTGTTTTAATAGTTTTGAGTCTTTATTTATTACTAATTCGTGTCCAGCTCTTTTGTATGGCTCTGTTTCTTTTCCAAAAATATATCCTTTTTGATTATTACCAAAACTCCATATACACATTGCATAACCTACATACCAATCTTCATAATTATTTGGATTTTTTAATAGGTCTTCAAACTTTGCTCTTGTAATAAATTCTAAACATTTTTTCTCATCTAAACCTTTGTTTATTGTTTGTTCTAATAAAGCAACTACATATTTATTTTTATCATTTGCAATAACATTAAATCCATTTTTATAAAACAATTCTCCAATAGCAAAACCACCACAGAATAAATCTATAATGGTTTTTTGATTTGGATTAAAATTTATAATAGTTTGATAAATTTTTTGTGCTGATTTTCTTTTTGAACCCATATAAGGTATTGCCATTATACATCAAATTTATGTGCACATTTAGGACACGTTACCACCTTGCTTTGTTTGTCTGCATTCCTATCTTCATTTGAATTTATATTATCAAAGTCAATATCTTCATCATCAAAATAAATTGGTGTATCTAAACCCCAATCTTTTAAAGTTTGAACATCCCATTCATTGGCCAGTATATCCCAATCCCATTCTCCGCCAGATACATTGTCTTTGATTAAGAACTCTTTTTGTTGCTCCTCTGTTAAGTCTGTTATAATAATTGGAACTTCTGCCAACCCAGCTTCAATTGATGCTTTAAATCGCATATTACCTCCTAAGATAATCATATCTTTATTTACAACTATCGGTCTAATATCTAACATCTCTGGAAAGTCTTTTATTGACTGAACTAATTTTCTAAACTTATCATCCTTAATTAATCTTGGATTATTTGGATTGATTTTTACTTCTGAAATCTTTACTGTTTTATTCATCTTTAGCTATTTATACAATTTAATATTTGTTCTAATTTTCCAATGTCGTCTATCTTTTCAAGTTTTTTTAAGATAGCATACTTTGGACTTATACCTCCCAGAATATTATCTCTAATAAAATCAAGTTTTGGTTTTCTCCTCCTTACCTCATCGTATATTTCTACATTATGTAGTACGCTACAATGGTCAAACTTTTTACCTTTGGCTCTTAAACTGTCTCTCACTTGGTATAACGTATAGTTCAAGTCTTTGCGTAGTATGTAGCAATATAGACTTCTGGCATCTACCAAGTCCAATGTTCTTGTGTTTTGGTAAATATCCAAATCAAGAGTTTCGTTTATTTCATTTCCTATTTCTTCGGCTTTTGTCATTCTGTTCTTAGTTTTAATAGTTGGTAACATTCTAAATACTTCTCCCTTGCTTTATTACGATATAATTCTTTATAAAGAGTAAATACTGCTTTCATAAAAGAATAGTTGCTTAAACAATCTTTAAATGCTTTTTTACAATATGCTTTTCCAAATCCTTTGCAGTAGTTTACATTATCAGCAGAATCTCCAGAAATCATTTGTTCGTAGAAATTATATCTAGCTTCAAGTGGAGTTATATCATAAAACAATTGCTTTTTATAATGGTAATCATAAATCAAGCAAGGGAACTGTTTGTAGTCCTTATCTATACTTACAATTAATACTTCATCTCTACCAAAGGTATCTGTTAATGTTTTCCAATAGGTAGCCACTACATCGTCAGTTTCAACACCCTCTCCAGCAATAGCATTGTAATTATCTTTTACGTAACGATTAAGTTCGTTTAATATTGGAGGCCTATCACTTTCTTTCCGATTTGCTTTATAGTCTTTCGATATTTGTTTTCTAAAATTACCTCTGGCTCCAGCAAAGGTTAGCACCTTATCAATCTCGTATCGTTCTTCAATCTTATTGATGATTGACATAAATACTTCATCAAATTTTGCTACTGCATTTTCAAGTGTATGGTACATATCATCATCTGGGTGTTCTTTCTTTCGGTAACAACTGCTCCATATTAAGCTATCTGCATCTACTAATACTATCATTAAAATAATTGTGTTTGGTTAATATTTGATTTCTCTACTATACATCTTGCAATATTAAATATAGTTTTTCCAGCTTCGTAGTCTACTAAGTTTCTTGCCATTTTTAAAACAGATTGATTTCCTTTATATTTTGTAAAGTCATAATTATGAAATTCACACAATCCTTTTAACTCTTGTTTTTCTGAACTTATTGCAAATCTTCTGTCGTTTAAATCATTTGGTAGTTTAAAGTTTGTCCAGTATAAATGCCTACCTCTTTTTTGTGCTGGTATTAATGGCTCGTAGTAAGGGATTACATTTTCAACTACATATTTACCAGTTCTGTAATAATGTTGTAAAAACAAAATTTCCTCATACAATTTCATATCTGGGTAAATTGCTTTTGTTGTAGTATCGTAATTTGAACTGTTCCAATATCTTGCTCGTGAGTGACTAGGGCAAGGAGGCGAACTCCAAATAAAATCAAACTCTTTGTAATGGTCTAATAGGTACTGGTGTGCATCTGCAACAATAACTATGTCGTTTGGAAATCTCTCTTGATATAATCTTGCAGCTTCTGGGTCAAGTTCAACTGCAGTAACTTCGCAATCCTCCCATAAAAGTCTATTGCCCCCCAAACACGCATATAAATTTAATACTTTCATTTTTTTTGTTTTTAGTGATTATTATTTTACAAAGGTAATCTATTATATTTTATAAACAAATTTTTAATACTTATTGATTATACTGGCTTGACTTTCTGAAAGCATAAAACATTCCTTATCAATTAATTCTTCTCGGTCAAACTTTTCAGTTGCTTTGCACTTAATCAATTTTATTTGTGGTGTTTTCATTGTATCTAAATGATAAAGATAATTACCGCCAGAATCGAATACATAATAGAACTTCATACAATTTATTTGCATTAGCTTGTCATATTTAAACTTCTCCATAATCTTTGTAGGATAGTATGCGTGCCTTAATTTAAATTCAATTACGCAATCAAATCCCTTTGGAGTTTTCCCTTTAGCATCGTAGTGTTCGAATTCTTCCCCAGTCCATTCCAGTTCCCAGCCATCAAGATTCATTAGCTGGATAATTCCTTGCTCCCAGATATGATGTGATGTTCTGTTACTCATTTATTTCGTATTTAGTGTTTACGTCATTAATCATTTTTTGAATCTTAATCGGATTGCATTTACAAGGATATTCAACTTTTAATTCATAAGTCCTTGCGTATATTTCGCATACCATTTTGTATTCATCGTTTTCTAAATATGGTCTTTTTTGTAGTCTAAAATTACTCCACCAATTATAATCTTCTTTATTCATCTTTAAATTGTTTTAATGCAAACTTGGCATAGTTAATAATCTTTTCAAAATCTTCTTTGTCTTGACCTTTTTTTCTCCAGCAGTATTTATCAATATTAAATTTGCAACTGGCAATGATTTCTTCTTTGGTCATATTAGCTTCGGCACGTTGGAATGTATCAATTCCAATGTCATATTGCTTTGGTTTATTTTCCATTTAATTTCTTTTAAATTGAAACTCATTCATTTTCTTTTGTCTTTCATCGCAATTACAATTAGGATGTATTTTTTTTACAATCCATTTGATTCCGGTCTTTCTGAATAACCACTCTAGCTTATCCCCTATCTTCATTTTGTTTATCTTTTAAAATTGCTACTATTGCCAATGCAAAGCAAGTTCCAATTATATATCCAATGACTAATCCTTGTGCAAAATCTTCCATAATTAGTATTTGTTTTCAAATTCAACTTCGTACCCTAATTGTTTTAAAACTGCGTGTAATCCAGTTTCTATATCTTCCCCTAAATATCCGTTATCGTGTATTTCTGGATTAGGATGTTCTAATTGTTTACCATTCAAATACAAATTAGTTCCATAATTATCACAACAACCATCACCACATTGATAGTGCCAATGTTCAAATTTTATTTTTAATTTCATAACTTATGCTTTACTAATTAAATAATTATACAACCAAATTACCTTTGGTCTTATGAACTCATATCCCATCCAAATCAAAAATATTTTTATCATAGCTTTTCTATTTCTTGTTTTACTTCTCTCCAGTAAATTGCTTTATTATTTATTAATGCCCAATCTGATTCTGATAAATAATTAATCATCTCATCAACTGCAATTAATGCACATTGTTTTGTCTTATCGTGGTAGTAAACATAAACTCCATTGCCGAAACCTACCTTTGTTAGTTCTGTATATTTATCGTATAGCTTTTTAGCTTGTTCCTTTGGCTTTATCATAATTTCTTATTTTATTATTTTTTTTACTTCTTTTGAGACTTCATTCCAGTAATTGCAACGCTCGGCATCATCTTCTTTCCGGCTACTTTTTATTTCATAATTAACAATATCCTTTACGTATTGAATAGAATATTTTTTCAATAGTAAAATTGCCCTATCGTATGCACTCATTTGTTCTTCTAATTTCATTTTTTATTTGTTTTTTAATAGTAAGAATTGTATTCCTTAGGCTCCAGTAAGATATTCCGACTTCTTTTGATAATTCAGTTACGCTCATTTTATCTATAAATATTTTATCATAAATAAATTTAATGTATAATAAATTGGCTTTTCTTTTATTGTAATCGTAAATACTTTCAATTTCTGAATCAATATTAACCAGCCAACGTAATACAGCATCGTTTTTTTGATTAAAATCTATCTCGGAATAGTAAGTATCATCTTCAATAAAATCATTCTTTATTTCCTCTATTACAACTTTCTTTTTTCTAAAATCATCGTAATACATATTTTTTAAAACTACATAGACAAATATGAAATTTACCTCATTATCTGCATACATCAAATCATTATTGTTTCGCTCGGTGTAATTGAAAATCTTGATGTACATTTCTTGAACATAGTCTTCTGCTTTGTCGTCAGCGCATCCAAAAGATTTTACATATTTTAGCCAAGTCAAATGTTTTCTAAAAAGTACATCAAGTATATTTTCCATCTATAAAAAATTTAATTGTGATTCCTTAATACTACGCAATATAGATTTTCCTTGATAGGAGAACCCAACGGAATTTTGCAAAGCTACAATTTCAATTGGACTATCAATACTAGTAGGTCGCCCACCGGTTTCAATTTCTTTTACTTTCCGGATATGAATCATAGTAGTAGTATATAATTTCGGATGCAAAGTTAATCGGTGGATAACCATAAAATCATCGGCTCTATTTACAAACTTTCCACCACCCTCTACATCGGAAGCCATCGGTGGCAAAGGATGCCCGGCATATTCGTGGTCTCTCTGATAAACCATTCTTAAAGCTGAAGTATTTGCGTGAGTATTCAACCACATCGTTACATTATTTTCTTTGCAAAACATTCTCATTTCAGTACAAGCTTGGTAGTCATATTCGTGTCCACCCAAACTTTTCATTAATTCGTTATCTTTAATCAAAGCATTATAAGGATCAAGTAAAATTCCATCGTATTTGAATTCTTTTTTTACTTCCTTAAACATTCTTAAAGCAGTTTTAAAATCATACATAACGGTATTGTCAACAAATCGAAAGTGCTTATTTACAAATTCAGAGTGTGTTTTAAAATTAGCTTCTGACATTAAATTAATCGGTGTCTCATCTAAAAATTCAACTAGCTTCCGGATTAAGGAATACGAATCATTTTCAGAACTACAAACTAACCATTTAAGACTATGCTTAACAGAATAGCAAAGCATTAAATATAAAATAGAAGTTGTCTTTCCTACGTTTGCGTGACCCAATACAATATTAAAATTTGATGCTTTAAATCGGATATGCTCATCCAAATCCGGAATGCCTAGCTTTAATCCATCTTTTATTTTTCCACTCCGGATATTCCGAATTATATCCAATTGTTTATTATAGTCTATTAACATATTTTATTTTTAGTGATTAAAAAAAACCGGCAGTTTCCTACCGGCATCTAAATTAGAATGATAAATCATCATCAAATTCCTCAATACTTTCCTCTATCAATTGTTTTTTTATTCTGTCCGGCATAAAAGATTCTGATGATAATTCTTTTTCGCCTTTCTCAATTTTCCACCCATCAAGGTTTACATAATATTTTCCTTGCCATTCCGTTCCTCTAATATTAATTGAAATCTTTGCATATTGTCCTACTTCATATTTATCTAGGATTACGCATTTATCTTGCGTAAAATCAACCGGAATACTCTGTGGATATTGTGCATCGGTCTTAATTACAATTTGTCGTTTTTTAAATCCTTTTGCACCAAAAGTTTCGGTTTCGCCAATTAGGATAATTTGTCCTTGAATTTCCATTTCTATTTATTTAAGAGTTTATTTCTAATTTCATCCGTAAGTATGTACTTCTTTTCAATTAATGCAATATCTCCACCACCGGCTACATAGTCAACGGCTTTGTAAAACGCTTCCGTTCCGGATTCCATTTTAGGTTTTGTCTTATCAATTAATTGAGATTTTCCGTGAGTATTAGTAGCATCTGAATCCGCAGTATCGTCAATCAATAAAAGGTTTCCTAGTGCGTATTTTTTACCATAACTAGAAGTAGCACCATATCTTTGTGCCATAGCCATTCCTTTTTGTTCTAGATCAACTCCTACGATAGCTTGACAATCTATACTTTGCCCACTTTCACAATCCCAAATAGTGGCAACTGATTCAATAATAGGTGGATTCGCATTAATCAATCTTTCGTTAACCGTAAAGTAAACTACATACTTTTCATTAAAAGGTTTCAACGCTTCTAGAATAGCTTCAGCACTTCTAAAATAATAGTTCCCAAATTTATTAAAGGATGTTTTTTTAGCTTTAAACTCAATTTGTATTCTAGCCAATTTTTGTCCTAGACTTAAAGGATTGTACGCAATAATAGTTTTTTCAGTTCCCATCTTATTTTATTTTTTTATTAAAATTATAATTCACTTTACATCCGTAATATTGATTACTAACTACCTCTGCATCTACAACTTGCATTTCGTTAGTCAATCGTTCAATTTCGTCAAGTAATCTCAAATTCTCAACTCTTAACGCTTCATTACTTTGCGATAGAAAATTCATCGCTTCTTTTGTGCCCCAATTCTCGTTTGTTCTCATAGTTTTTAGTTTTAATTATTAATATCACAATATTCATAGTATTCATCGTATCCGAGTGTATATTCAAGATTCGGATATTTTAATTGCCATTCCTTTTGAAGTGCTTTCGCTTCCGATTCAGTTAATAAAACCGTATGCACAATTCCCTCCTCGAGTAGCATCCATTGAGTATCAATTTTAGTAGTCATTTTTTCTATCATTCATTACTTCTACAACAAAATCAAAAAATTCCTCAAATTGTGATTCTAATAACTCATCGGCATCTTGCCCATTTATTTTCAAGTTATAAATTTCCCATTCTTCAGAACAACCCGGATAGTCATAAGTTTGTATTTCTTCCGGAGAGTATGTGTACTCAAAATCAATATCTATCCCTTTGTAATTTACTTTGTCTTTATAAGCCATTTTTATAAGTTTTAACGTTAATTTTTGCAGTCTTTTTTTCGGTAGCTACCGGTTGAATTTCAATTGTGATTTCAATATGTGTAAGTTCTTTATCACGTTTAAATACTTCTGCCATTTCCTCGTAAATCAATTTAAAATCTTCAAATCTCATATTATGATTCTATTGTTGAATGGCTATCTTTCGTAAGTATAAAATGATCCAGTAAAACAATATCAAATATTTTTAAACCGTCTTTTACTTTTTTAGTAGTTGCAATGTCAGCTTCACTAGCTTTTAAATTTCCACTTGGATGATTATGACATAGTATAACTCCAGTTGCTAAACTTTCAATTGCATATTTTGCAATCAATCTTGTATCTACTACCGTTCCAGTTATTCCCCCTTGACTTATTTTAGCGTAACCGATTGTTATGTTAGAATTATTTAAAAGTAGAATAAAACAACTTTCAAAAATTTCAATATCATCTCCGTAAAATTGTCTTATTACATTAATTGCATCTTCTCCGCTTGTTATCTTTACTGATTGGAAATTAGTCTGTAAAGTTTTTAATTCAAATTTCTTCATTTTTTTTGTTTTTAGTGATTGATATTATTTTATTGCGTTTAAAAGTTCTATTTGTGTTTTGTAAATTCTTGTTTTAGTCCCGTATGCTCTATTAGTCGCATAATAACCAGTTCTGATTCCACCAATAAATGTGACTCCTAACTGAAATCCTTTTTTTCTTAATTTGTCTTGAATTGTCATAATATTATTTTTAGTAATTATTTTCTTGATTCTATAAATATACATACGATACAAATCGCAAAGCATATTATTACTACTGGAACTAAATTTGATAACAATCCTATTGTTGCCGAAATCGGCATAATTACATTTCTCATAACTATTTTTCATCATTTATTAATACAATTCTAACTTGACCTCTCTTATACTCAATTCTAGCCGGATTATCAGTATAAGCCCAATCATAGATTTCAAATCCTTGATTTAATAAATACTCATCTACAATTAGATTATAGTTACCAAGAAATTGAATACCATATTGGTCAATAGTTCCGGTAAAGAAATGATTCAAATTTAGGTTTTCGGATACAAGGCTCCCCAATTGTGCATTTAGTGCTTTCATAATTTTTAGTGTTTTTAGATTTTTAGTGATTTTCAACTAGGCAAAGATATAAAAAATTTGTTTATAACAAAATAATTATGAAAAAAATTTTAAAAAAAAGCAAAAAAAAATCCTAACAACTTAATGCTAGGACTTTTTCAGTTTCACTAAAAACTAATAATTATGGTTAGAATCACAATATTTGGAGCATATCGTAATAGGGTTTACAAATATATAACATTCTTTTCAATAACCAAACAATTTGTTTTTATTTTTATACAACTCTATTAATTCTGTCAATTCAAAATCTTTTATTTTAAATTCATTCCTAGATTTTATCAATAGATTTTCTGCCGTTCCGGAACCATATAATTTGTTTAAATGTAAACCAAATTTGAATTGTTCTCCATATTTGTAAACATTACATCCAACGCATTGTACTTGGCAATTTAATTCATCCCACCTAGTCGAATAATGTTTTCTAGATTGAAAATGTCCGCATTGTAATTTATTCCAATCATCTATTTTCCCACAAGTAAAGCAAGTTGATTTTCCATAAATCATAAATCGCTTCCGGATATATATACTAAATTCAATATCTAGTTTTTTTATTAGTGATGCCCTAGTCGGTTTTTTTACTTTTGCTACTTTTGGTTTCGGATTTAATGCCATAATTTTTTTGGTTTTTGCTTATATATATATTATTATATATTATTATTATATATTATTATTATATATTATTATTATATATTATTATTATATATTATTATTATATATTATTATTATTATATATAGGAATTTTTCAAAATTAAAAAATCTTACGATTAAGCAATTATTTTTTGCTAAAGGTAAGATTAATTAACTTATTTGGTTTAATTTCTTAAAACCACTTAAAAATACGAAATAAAGCTATTTGCTCATTTATTTAGATATTTTGTGTGCGAACATTTTAATTATTGTACTTGGTTTAATAAACTTACAAATTAATCGTAATATAAATCCAGCATTTGTAGTAGAATTACTTTCTGCATATCTTTGAGCAGCTTCGTCTAAAGATAATTTAATTGGCTCTGGTATTCTATCTAAATCTGACATATCGATGTTTTTATTAAATATTTTCATAATGTGTTTTTCCGTTAGTTTTTACAGACTTCAAAATCTGTTTTCTATTTTTTGTATTAGTATAAGATACGTGAACCCAGCTTGGATTCTTATCGTTTCCAAATTCCCAAATAAGCTGGTCAAATTCAAGATTCTTTTTAATATAATCAAATATCTCTTTGTTACTTGGCTTCCCAGTATCTCCCATATCGATATCCATAGCTTGTCCAGAACAATGTTGGCTTGTAATACTGCCTTTTACGGCTTGATTTAAATTTAAAGAACGAAACGCACTTGAAACTATAATTGGTTGCTTAAAATGCTCCCTAATAGGCTCAAACACCTTTTCAGCAAGTAATTTTAAATTTTCAATTACAGATAGGTTAGGATTATTGTTTATAATTCCTAATTTATCCGCTTCTGCTGACTTAGTACATTCGTCTAATGTTAAGTGATTACTTATTTTCATCTTCTTTCTTTTTAGTTAATATTTTAATAATCATAATTGATGTGTATAATATAGATAAACCTAATAAAAATACACGCATTGAGCTCTCTATGCTTGTGAAACTTAATCCAAAAATGGTCGTGTTTACTGCGAATAATTTTACGTTTTCGTGTGTCATTTTTTTTCTTTTTTCAAATATTCTTGCATCTTTTGAATATTCGTATTTTTAATTTGATATTGTTTTTTCTCTGTTTTATTTTCTGTATTATTTTTTTCTTTTCTTTCCATAATTTTTTATTTTATAGAACCCATCCGGTTGGATTTGGTTTTGTGTCTGGAAACATATTGTCGTTTGAATTGGTATAATATTCTGGGAATTTATTTGAAGCGTATATTCCCATATAATCCACAAATCTTTGAGCATAAAAATCTGCAAAAGTTCTATGCTTTTGAACTAAAATATCTAATTCTTCTTTTGTTGTGCTTTCTGAATTATCAGTACGATGCTTGAATACACCACCATTTCTGATTTGATAGTTTGCAAATGGCAAATAATCTACCATAGCAAAATGAATAAGCATAGGTTGTACATAGTCTAATACCAATGCTAAATAATCTCCAGTCAAATCATTTGCATTTATTTTAGTAGTTATTGAATCATACAATTTAGTTCCTAAATAGTTTTGCACGTGCATTTGTTGCGCTATCTTGATGAATTGTAGAAACATATCATTGTCTACATTTCCATTTAGGATTGTATTCTGTTTTAAATCGTTCGGAGTTATAAATAAAGTTGTTGCCATAATTACATATCGTGTGGTGCGATAAACGCCCTTGAATCGGTTATTGGTGGAATAAATCCATTTTCAGAAATACTTCTTGATGGACTAACTATTTCGGCATTCGGACTATAAACATCTACTTTTCCAGTTCTGTCTTTAGTAGCATAAGTTTCACGTACCCAAAAGTGTTTACACGTTCCAAAATTAAAATTATCAGATAACTTACCACCGCCTTTCCATAAAAAGATATCGTATGGCTGATTAGGATTAGGATGCATACCGAATCCGGGATTAACCGTATTTTTGCTCATTCTGTCAATATCTTCTCTACGATAGATTTTATTAGCTGACATCATTTCCTTGCAGAATGACCTCTCTGGACTTGGATTGCCATCGTATCTATATCTCACTTTATAAATTGGAGTATCTTCATCAGAATTTGCATTACCATAAGCTGACCCGGTGCTTAAATGAACGCTTAACATTTCATCTAATTTTTTCTCCATTTCATAGTCAACTTGTCTTGAATCAATTAATTCGTAAACATCCAAGTCTATAACTTCGCCATATTCTGACAAATCAATTTGTTGTTGGCTTAATGTTTTTTGACCAGTTTCTTGTTCAATTTGAGTAGTAGATACTGCGTTACTTAAATCATTAAATTCAAGAGGTTGTAAGGTCTTAAAGTAAAGATTTAATGATATTTTATTATAAGCTAATATTTTATCAAATGGTTTTATTAATAGATTTTGAAACGGTCTAATAACGGTATTATCCATTAAAATAGATGCAGTTTTTAATTCATCTGCATTATTACCAAATCCAGAACCATCTTTAATTCCTAAAAGTAATGGAGATATAACTCGATGTGCTACCATTATTTTACGCATACTTTCGTCAGATAGGAATTGATACTGATTATGAGCATCAGATAGCTGAACT